GAAGAACGTTACAGACTTGAGCCGGACACAGAAAGCCCGCGACCTCTACGAAGAGATCAAGGCGGGCAACTATCCAAAGATGTCGTTCGCCTTCACGGTCGCCGAAGATCGCTATGACAAGGCCAGTCATACGCGTATCATCGAACGCATCGCGAAGGTGTTTGACATATCACCTGTGAGCTTCCCGGCAAATCCGGGCACAGAACTGTCAGCGCGTGACTACTTCGACGGAGTGATCGAAGCAGAGAAAGCGGAGAGACTGGAGCGCGAAAGACAGGAACAGGAGAAGCGCAAGCTGAAGCTCAAGATCCAAATAGGAGGATACCTTAATGGAAATTAAAGAAATGACGATGGAAGACGTTCAGAACAGAATGTCCGAGATCAATCAGGAGCTGAACGGCGAGTGCGACATTGACGCGCTCACAGCCGAGTTCAACGCTCTTGAAGAACGCGCTAACGCTATCAAAGTCGAAGCGGAAAAGCGCAGCGCTCTGATCCAGCGCATCGCCAAAGGCGAAGAAGGATCTGTCGTGGAATCCCACGAAGAAGGAGAAAAAGCAATGGAAGAGAGAACTTTCGCACCCAACACCGTCGAATATCGTGATGCGTATATGAAGCAGCTCATGGGCAAGGCTACGACCGTTGAAGAACGTGCCGCTCTTACCGACGCTGCTGATGTCATCCCGACTGAGACTCTGAACAAGATCTACGGCCTGCTCGAGCAGAACCCGCTGATCGGTGAGCTCGATGCGCTCCGCATCCCGGGCTATGTTCAGGTCCCGTATGCCAAGACCGTCAACGACGCTAACTGGCTCGCTATCGCATCTGCATCCACAGACAGCGCCGATGTAGTTGACAGCGTATCCCTGACAGCCAAGAAACTCATCAAGACCGTCGAGATCACTGCTGACATCCAGGCTATGGCTATCCCGGCATTTGAGAACTGGCTCGTTGCTAAACTCGCTCAGAAGATGGAAGCAGCCATCTGTGCGGCAGTCATGAACGGCGCTGGCTCCAGCACTGTTCCGGAAGGCATCCTGCATGCAGTTACCGGCGAAACAGCCTTCACTGCATCTGTCGCTACCCTGGCTGGCCTGATGGGCGAAGTCGCTCCGGCTTACCACAACGACGCAGTCTTCGTCATGACACCGGCTACTTTCTTCGGCAAGATCGTACCGCTGGCAAATGACAGAAACGGCGTCCTGGTCATGAACGGCATCGACTACAGACTGCTCGGCCATAAAGTCATCCTGGATGCAAACGCAAACTGCATCGCTAAGGGTGAATCCACAACCGCTTCCGAACACATCCTCTTCGGTTCTCTGAAGAAGGGCTATGTCTGGAACTACGGCGAAGGCATCAACATCGAAGCTGACCAGTCCGTCGCGTTCAGATCCGGCTCCACTGTCTACCGTGCTATGGCACTCTGTGACGGTGCTGTCGTTGACGCTGATGCGTTTGCATGGGCTAAAGTCAACTAATCAAACTTTAGAAAGCGCAGGGGAAAGCCATGAAGATATTAGTCGCAATACCAGCAATGAACACGGTGCCGACGCAGTTCGCAGCGTCATTAGCACTTCTACGCAAAGACGAGGATACGGTGATCGGCTTCAAAATAGGGTCGCTCGTCCATATGGCTCGGAACGATCTTGCTTTGGCAGCGGTCCAGATGGGAGCGGACTGTGTCTTATGGCTTGACTCTGACATGGTCTTCGAGCCGGATACGCTCGAAAGACTTGTAAAAGATTACGAAGACGGAAAGGGTGACATCATCTCGGGGATCTACTTCAAGAGGGTGGCACCCTTTAATCCGGTTTTGTATGAGACGTTCGACATAGGCGAAGAAACGACATACAAGCTGCAGGCGGAGATCCCGGAAGAAGTTTTCCCGGTCGCTGCATGCGGTTTCGGATGCGTTCTGACGCCGACCAAAGTCCTGAAGGATGTCATGGACAAATACGGTGCCCCGTTCAATATGATCGGCGGTAACGGTGAAGACCTGTGCTTCTGCTGGCGTGCGCGTCAGCTCGGCTACAGTATCGTCTGCGACCCTTCAGTGAGCTGCGGGCATGTCGGATACCAGGTCGTAACGAAAGCGTATTACGACCGGCTTATGAGTTACGGAGGATGATATGGCAGCAATCACACTAACAGACACACAGATGACACGGATGAAAACGGCGCTCCGGACCACGACTACAGATGAAGCGCTGGAGCAGGAGATCACTGACCTGGTCAACGCCTTTATCCTTGACGCAGGTATTGCCGGGGTCAGCAATCAGGATCTCGACGATCCGCTCGTCTGGATGGCAGCCATCACGTTCGTCCGCCTCAAGTTCGGAAGTCCGGATGAATACGACAGATTAAAGGCGGCCTATGACGAGCAAAAGGCCCAGATGTCTATGGCTACGGGGTACACAGAATGGACCGCACCGCTGTAGCTTATCTGGTCACGACTTCTTACCGCCAGGACGATTTCGGTGTTCTTCAACCAGTCGAAACGCTCAGGAAGATCTACTGCCAGGTAGCGAGCGTATCCGCGACGGAATGGTTCGAAGGCGGGCGGAACGGTCTTAATCCTGAACTTCGTTTGACCATGTTTTCGGGCGATTACAGCAACGAAAAAGTGGTCGAGTATGACGGGCAGAGATACACCATTTATCGCACCTACAAGGCAAAGAATGACACTGTAGAGCTCTATTGCGAAAGGCGGGAAGGAAATGCCTAGCGCCAAGATCGACTTATCGGTACAGATCTCCAAACTGCTGATGGAATACGGTGACGACATCCGCGACGTGATCAATACGGTCATGCCGGAAGTCGCCGATAAGACCGTCCAGCAGCTGAAGACAACCTCACCGAAGAGATCCGGCGAGTACGCCAAAGGATGGAGAGCAAAACCGTGGGCATACAACAGTAACTACCGCGGTGTCACGATCCACAATGCCGTGAAGCCTCAGATCACCCATCTGCTTGAGTTCGGCCATGCCAAGCGCAACGGCGGACGGGTAGCAGCTGAGCCTCACATCAAGGATGCGGAAGACTTTGCCGAGAAGACGCTTATCGAGGAAGTGACCGGGAGGATCTCAAAACTATGACCTACCAAGAAATCAAAGCAGCGCTGGAAGAGACTGGCCTGCCGGTCGTTTATAACGCCTGGGAGATCGGTCACGCTCCGCAGCTGCCCTATATCGTATTCACCTATCCGAACGGCAACGATTTCATGGCCGATGATCAGAACTATGTCGAGATCGTGACTGTGAACATCGAGCTGTATGCAAACAGAAAATCACCCGTTCTTGAACGACAGGTCGAGACCGTGCTGAAGAGACACTTCCAGTACGTCAAGGAATCCGTCTGGATCGAGGACGAGCAAATGAATGAAACCATTTATACCACGGAGGTAATCATTAATGGCTAATAAAGTGAAATTCGGTCTGTCGAATTGCTACTATGCAAAGATCACCGAAGGCACAGGCGGAGCGTTCACATACGGAACTCCGGTCGCCATGAAGGGCGCTGTCTCGATCGGCTTAAGCCCGGATGGCGAGGCAACGAACTTCGCTGCAGACAATATTTCCAACTATTACAGCTCCGGCGGTGTCAGCCTTCTGTCCGGCGATCTGGAAATGGCCCTGATCGATGACAGCTTCAAGAAGGACATTTTAGGTTATGCCGAGGACACCAATGGCGCTTTATATCTGACCGGAAGCCCGACAACTTCCAAGTTCGCGCTTCTCTTCCAGTTCGAAGGCGATCAGAACGCAGTCCGTCACGTGCTCTATAACTGCACCGCAACGGCTCCGGGTCTCAACAGCAACACCACAGCTGAAACAAAAGAGCCGGTAACAGACACGATCACCATCACAGCTTCACCGGCACCGGATACCAACCTGATGCACGCATGCCTGGCTGAAAGCGCAGACACAGCTTACACAGGATGGTTCAGCCAGGTCTACACACCGGCAGGATTATAAGAGGGCTCACGCGGCCCTCTTTTTTCCGCATTTAAAACGCAGGAGGGGACATGAAAAAAGACATCGTTATCGACGGCGTGACCGTGCCGATGAAGTGCACCGGAGCAACGCCGGCATTCTATCGCGAATTATTCAAGCATGATCTGTTCAAGGAATTGGCAGGCATGCAGAAATTCTTAATCACTGACACCAACGGCCAGACAGTGCCGGATCTTGAACGTTTCGACTTCGGGATCGTTGAGCGCCTGGCTTACACTATGGCCTATCAGGCAGACCGTCAGATCGGCAGCATGGTCGACTGGCTCGATCAGTTCGAACACAGCACAGCGATCTTAGACGCAATGGCTGACATCATAGGCTTATACATGGAAGGTTTAAACAGCACTTCCGAAGTAAAAAAAAAGAACGCCGGACCGACCGTGAAATGAACACGGCTGTCTACCTTCTGCGATGCTTCCAGCTCGGGATGCATATCGCGGATCTGGACAGCATGACGGTCGGGATGGTCACAGACATTCTGACGGAAGCGGGGAATGACAGCTATGACGGCTACAAACCGCTTGCCGATCAGAACGATTTCGACAAGTTTAACAATATGTTTTAGGAGGACTTATGGCAGGGACACGGATCAAAGGCATCACGATTGACCTCGGGGTCAATACCAAGCCGGTCACCGAAGGCTTTCAAAAAATCAATAAGGACCTGCGCGAGACCGACCGCACCCTGAAGGACATTGAAAAAGGTCTGAAGCTCGACCCGAAGAACGCCGAACTATTAGCCCAGAAAACCAAGTATCTGAACCAGGCCATCGAAGAGACCAGCAAGAAACTCGAAGAAGAGCAGAAGATCCTCGACGAGCTGGAGAAACAGGACGGCGGTACAGGTAAATATGCCAAACAGATCGACGCCGTAAAGCGTGAGATCGAGGACACAAAACAGAAACAAGAAGGGTATAAGAAATCCTTAGAGCAGACCGAGAAGGCCACAGATAACCTAGCGCAGGCATCTCAGGACGCTTCCAAGTCGCAGCAGGATCTTGGTAAGCAGTTTGAGATCGCCAGCCTGAAGTCGGCGCTTTTACAGTCCGGCGTTGAGCTGGCAGTCAAGGCGCTCGGCGAGATGGTCAAGTTCGTCGGCAACGCGATCAAGGCATCTTCCGAGTACGCCGACAACATGCTCACGATGGCGACCGTCACGGGACTGTCCACCGATCAGCTTCAGGAATACCAGTACATGTCCGAGCTCGTGGACGTTTCGCTCGACACGATCACCGGCTCGATGACCAAGCTGAAGAAGAACATGTACAGCGCCAACACCGGAAGCAAGGCGATGGCTGCGAACTTCGAGAAGCTCGGCGTATCGGTTACCGATGCCAACGGCGAGCTGAGAGACGCCGACGAAGTATTCGATGAAGCGATCGCGGCGCTCGGCAATATCAGCAACGAGACCGAACGCGATGCCTTAGCCATGCAGATCTTCGGCAAGTCCGCTCAGGATCTTAACCCGCTCATCCAACAGGGCGCGGGCAATATCCAGGCGTTCCGTGATGAGGCTCACGCTATGGGCTACGTTCTCGATGAGGACGCGCTCGCAAGTCTCGGCGCGGTCGACGATGCGTTCCAGAGACTGAACCTGGCAACGACCGTTATCACGAACCAGGTCGGCGCTGTGCTGGCTCCGGTCATCGCTGACATCGCGACCAAGTTCATGGAATGGGCGCAGTCCGTCGACTGGGAGGCAGTAGGGC